ACTATCTGTCATAGAGGTTTTGCGTATGCTGTTGATGATGTAGCTGTATTGGCTGCTGGTGAAGATCCAATGGGTCATATCAGAAACCAAATTGCAGATGCTATCAACAAACTAAACTCTGCAAGACTTTTCAGCTTGCTGGATGGTTTGTTTGGTTCTGGTTCTGGACCATTAGGTGCAAACGTACTTGATATTGCTAAAGCTGGTACAAGTGCTACTGATGATAACTTCTTAACTGCATCTGCTGTTGCAAGAGGTAGATCACTTCTTGGAGAAAGAGGCGAAGAGCTAGATACTCTGGTAATTCATCCATCTGTTGCTTACTACCTATATCAGGTTGGTATGCTTACATTCTCAACATCTGCACTATCAACTGGAACTGGCATCCAATGGGGTGGCGGTGGAGTTGGTATCACAGATAGAAGTATCGGCCAATTTGCTGGTATGAATGTTGTTATTGATTCTCAAGTTAATACAGTTGCTCCTGGTTCTTCTGGTCATCAGACTGAGTTCCGTTGCTTCTTAATCAAGTCAGGGACAATTCTTGAAGGTGAGCAATCTCCTCTAAGCATTGAATCAGACAGAAACATTTTATCCAAGCAAGATGTTATGTCTGTTGACTACCATAGTGCTTATCACGTTATGGGAACTAAGTGGACATCTGCTACTGATAACCCAACAAACGCTCAGTTAGGTAACTTAAACAACTGGGGATTAACATATGATGCAGACCTAATTCCTATGGTTGAGATCATTGTTAACTCACCACTTGATACATCTAACATTTCTTAATAGAATATAATTGTAGGTGGTCGTTAAACCTCATCAATTATTGGTGGGGTTTTTTCTTTACGCTACAATAAAACTAAATTACTTTATCAATCGTGGCAGCCACCATAAATGCAACCATAAAAGATGCTAATGCTAATAGCTATGTCACATTGACAGAAGCTAATAGTTATTTTGAAACAGTTCCAGACTCTTCAACTTGGACAAATAAAACAGATGATCAAAAGAATAGAGCATTAATATCAGCAACCAGATGGATTGATAGTTTTGTATTTTATGGAGACAGATGTGATGACGGACAGGCATTAAAGTTTCCCAGAAATAATTATCAGGTAGATGGTGTTGAGTTAGCTTGTTCAACTATTCCGTTAAATATAAAATATGCACAATATGAATTAGCTAGAGCTTTAGCAAATGATACCAGTGCTATCACAGGCACTACTGGTAAAGATGGTAATTTTGAAGAGGTCGCTCTTGGTGATCTTAGGGTTAAATATAATACTGAAAGTCAAGGAACTGGTTCTATAAATAATATTATGGATGTTTACCCGTGGTTACAAAGTTATCTTGGAGCGTATATGCTAGGTGGAGCAGGTGCTTTTCAGATGAGGGTAGTTAGAGGATAATGGCAGGTCAATTAGATTCATTATTTAAAAACGCAGCTAAAAGTGTTGTTTCACAATTAGGTGCTTCTTTAGACCATACGATTACTTATACAAAAAAAGGAATATCTAGTTATGACGTAGAGACAGGAAGGCAAGTTACAATAGACACAACATATTCAGATATAAAAGTTCCAATATCTTTCATAAGATCAGAAGAAGAAACTGGTCAGGAAATGAGACAAGCAAAATTATATATTACACCTGACCTTATAGGTAATAATCAAGTAGATATGGATGATGAAATTACATTAAGTTTTGGTGGTTCTAATAGAGTGGCACAAATAGTTAATATCGACACAAAGAAAGGCGGACAAGTTTATTTATTTACTGTTCTGGTGCGGTTCTAATGGCAGTAAGACGTTTAAGGGATTTACCAAAAGATCTAAATAAAAAAATTAGTAGAGATTTTAATAACCTTGTAAAAGATGTTCATAGTGAATTATCAAGTGAACAAAATATGCCAGTATGGACAGGATTTTTTGCTTCTAGCTGGAAAGCATCGAATACTCCTGTTTCAGCTACACATGACATAATGGACTATCAACCCTGGGCATCAATAAAGTATGCAGTTTTTTTAGGTTTTAAAAGTACAGGTCAAAGCACTAGGCCAGACAATCCTGTAGTTCAGCCAAGATTTCCTGTGGGAGAAGGTGAAAGAATATTTAATTATAGAAAAGGAGTTTTTATTGGTAATAAAGCTAATTATTCTCAATATGTTTTAGAAACTGGAGAAATTCAAGATTTTGTTCAAGGTCAATTAGGTCGTTTGATTAGAGAAAATATGTCAGATAAAGGTAAGATATTTATAGGAGGAAAAGTATCTGACAAGAGAGCAGGTACTACATATACAGGATTTGAAGCATGACCTTAGTAAACACTAGAGCAGCATTTGAAAAAGCAGTGACAGACAAGGTTTCAGACGTTGACCCTACTGTTTTAATGGTTTATGACAATGTGCATTTTACAACTCCTGGAAAAACTAAAAAGTATATTTTGATGAGTCTGAATTTTACTCAATCAACTTTGCAAAATCAGGGAGCAGCTTCAAGTTATTATGCTGGTGTCATTCAATGTAATGTTTACGTTCCAAAATCCAAAGGTACTTCTGTTTTATCTGAAGTATGTGAAGCAGTTATTGATGGTTTAACTTCAGTAAATGATTCTAATTATACAGATACATTTAGTTGTAAACCCAGAGTATTAGATATAAATGGTCCAACTCCGTTGGAAATAGAGGATAGAAGTCATTTCATTGGAATAATATCTTGTCAATTTTCAGCAAACGCCTAGTATAATAGAATAGCAATCTAATAAATTTATGGAAGCAATAGAACTTCTCAAGAACAAATTTGGTGTAAGCCAGAAATATTTGTATGAGTTAAAAGATGGAGATGAAACAATTTTAGAAATATATTGGAATCCATTAACTATTGCAGAGAGAGAATCAATCGTTGCAAGGTCTGGAGAAGGTGGATCAAATGAAGATTTTGCTCTGAATCTGATGATTACAAAAGCATTAGATAAGAATGGAAACCGATTATTCCAAGATGGTCATAAGGCATCTTTAAGAAGAGAAGTAAATGCAGGAACTTTACAAGAAATTCAGCTTGCGATGTTAGGTTCTGGTGATGAATATAAAGTGGAGGAAGCGAAGGCAGATTTAAAAAGCTAGAAACGATTGGTATTTTATATTTTTCTTGGCAACTGAATTAAAAATGACAGTCCAAGAACTTGTAAATAAATTAACTAAAGAAGAATATGTAAACTGGTTGGCTTATTACGAATTAAAAAGAGAGTACGAAGAAAAAGCCATACAAAATGCAAAGAATAAATCACAAGCAAGAAAACGCTAAAAGCGGTACACTAAAATAAAGTTTTGGTTTTATCGTGGCCGATTACGGTGTAAATATAAATTTAAGAGTAAAAGGTCAATCTGGTCTTGATAGGTTAAACGCAAAAGTAAAAGAATTAACAAAAAGTGTAGATAGTATTCGCTTTGTAGACATAATGAATCCCCGTAATACAGGGGGTGCAGGAGGAAAAGGTGGTCGTAAAACAATAAAACAATATAGACAAGATATGGAAGCTCTTGTCAAAACTGTAAATAAATCTAGAGGAGCTTTTGGTAAAACTGCTAATCAGCAAATGGCAGCAGCAGACGCATTACAAGAATATGCTAACAATCTAAAACTTGGAACAAAAGCACAAAAAGCAGCAGCAACAGCAGCAGCAAAACAAATTAAAAATATAGACCTTGAAACAACGGCAATATTAGAAAATACAAAAGCCAGAAAAAATAACAGGGATCTAGCAAGTCGAATGGGGGGAGGAGGAAAAAATCCTTTCCCTATGGAGAATCCCAAAGGAAATAAAGCAGCTTTAACAAGCGGATTGATCTCTGGTGCGTTCCCATTGTTATTTGGACAAGGAATAGCTGGTGGTGCTGCTGGTTTTGCTGGTGGTTTTGCAGGAACTAAGATTGGTGGCAAAATGGGAGGCTTTGCAGGAGGTCTTGTTGCTACTGCTGTTCTTCAGCAAATAACTACTTTTTTTGAAGGTATAAATACTTTAGCTGGTGCTTTTAGCGA